TCTGAAATACAGAAAGTGTTTATTAGCAAGAGCACCATATAAACTATTAAGTAGAATTTTAATAGCCATTTGTCTGTTTTCTAGATTGTTTATTTCTTTATCTAATTCAAATGTATAACCTTTTTGCATTTCAGACTTGGCAGCTAACATCATGTTTTTAACAGACACACGTTCATCATAATATTCTTCAATAATTTTTGGAAGTACACCTTGAAAGTCTTTACGATAATATGTTTCATTTGCAGCTCTTGCAAGTTCTTCAGGTTGTTTTGGATATTCGACTATTGTTTCTGGTGACATATTATTTTGCACAATGATATTAGGATATAGCGAATTTAAATCAAATGATACTACCCATTCGTATTTACCTGGGATAGGATCTTTAACATAACCACCAGCAATATTATGCGATTTACCTTCTGCACGAAAAGCAGGCGATGGATTTTTCTTTGATGTTTCGGTAGCACCTATGATTTGATAGTCATCATATTTTTGTGTAAGTGGCGTTATGATTTTATTTTGATAAAGCTTTCTGAAAATAATTGATTCCCATATAGCAGTTACACCAAATGTGTCTTGAAAATTAACACCACCTTTGTAGGCCATAGTTATAGCCAACGTAATAAGTCCAAGTTTTTCTTCGAGTCTGTCAACAAGTTGTACGTCTTTCATATTATAATCGATGTACTTTTGATAATCATCTTTATATAGATTTTTAAGTGAACCTGATTCTTCATATGAAAGTTTCTTTTCACCAAGTACAACATAAGCAATATGATTCAATGCATATGATTCTTGTGGACCATAAGTGTAACCAAACTTTTGAAACAATTCCATATAATCTAAAGTTTGAATACCAGGAATTTCATAAACTAGATTTTCTCTGCCACGATACATAACCTTTCTAGGTTCTGGTATTTGTAAACCATATGGTGAAAACTTGTGTAAGTATTCTATACCTAGTACTTGAGATGTACGATTGATTACGTAAGGTATATCGAAGAATCTTGTATTCCAACCTGTAATGACATCAGGTGTAATTTCGGGATGTGACCAGAATTCTATAAACTTTTCAAGTAGTTCTTCTTCACTATTACATCGAGTATATTTAACATCACTTATAAGTGCTGTTTTGGTATCAAAGTCACCATAACCCCACACATGATATGTTGAAAATTTACTAGACTTGTACGATATTGATAATATTTTATGAGCTGCTTGATCTGGATGAGGGAAGCCATCATCATAATCTGTTTCAATATCGAATGTACCAACGTTAATTGCTCTACGATCAAATTCAATATCATTTGGAAATTTATCCATTACGTATTGAGAAATATATCTTTTATTACCATAAATTTTTCTACCTGAAACTTCAAGGTTATCGCGTAACCATTGTCCAGCTTCATACATACTTTTAAAATCTATTGATCCAACATTATGACCATCAATACTTTTGTAACCAGTTTCGTCTGGTGTAGTAACATAGAACTTTGGTTCATAATGATCTTTTTTAGTAACTCTATCGCCATTAGATGAATAACCGCGATAGTATATGTTACTTTTAAATCGATAGAGGTTGGTATAAAATGCCATTAATAAGCTTCTCGTTTAGGTGGAGTCCAAGGTTTGTCACCGTGGGTTAAATAATAGTTGATTAATTTATCAACATTGATGTCAAATTTTTCGAGATCAGATTTGTGATCCTGAAGATATTTAATTTTGTGATTGTAATCCGGAAGGGATTGAAAGTGTGAATAGATAACTGATAGTTTTGATGATGTCATTATGTTTATCTCCATTTTAATAGTACTATTATACCATAGTTTTTGGCAAATGTACACTAAAATAAACATAACATGTTAATTAACTTATACGGCGAATGATTCTCCGCAACCGCATTGAGCTGTTGCATTAGGATTTATAACTTTTAGGTATGATCCACCAAATTCTGTTACGTAATCTATTGTACAACCTATGACAAACATTTCTGCTGTTCTATCAAGTACTAATATATTTTCAATAAGAGTGCCTTTTTCTAAATCGTCAGTCATATCCCATTCATACTGAAACCCTGAGCACCCTCCACCGTTTACAGCAAGATATGCATACTTTTTATCTTGAGTTTTTACAGCTGTAACTAAATAATTTTTAGCTTTTTCAGATATACTAATCATATTTTACACTCGAATAAAATGGAATATTAAGTTCTTTAATTTTATTACTACCACCTAAGTATGGTAAATCTATTATGCATGCAACTGCAGATACGCTGCCACCTAGTTCTTTAACCATTTCAATAGCGGCTATAGCTGTTCCCCCTGTAGCTATTAAATCATCAACGATAATAACTTTATCATTGATCTTTATAGAATCTTTTTGTAATTCTAGTGTAGTTTTATTATATTCAAGTTCTAAACTTTTTTCAATAGTTTCACCAGGTAACTTACCCTTTTTACGACATAATACTAAATTAAGATTGTTCCTGTCTGCTATAATACTACCAAATATAAATCCTCTTGCATCTAACGCTAATATTTTTGGTTTTGAATTACATATATGAAATACGAGTTGTTGTTCTATTTCGTCACACGCTAACTTTAACCCATTGCTATTGCATAAACTTGATATGTCTTTAAAGTCTACATCACTAATTGGAAAGTCTTTATAACTTTTAATATAATCTTTAATTTTCATATGTTTTCTTTTTCCAAGTTCCATCTCGATTAAAATATAATGCGTTAAATCTTGAATAACCTATACTCCAGAACCAGCCATATTTCGGACCAAAGTTTTTATAATAGTAACAAAAATCTTTTATAAAAATCATCATCATTAATAACTCTGTGACAATCGCCACATAAGATATTCTTTACTCTCAATTGAATTATATTTAGAAGGTGAATTCATAAGGTTTTTTACAATTGTTCCTGGTTCAGGATCAACGAAGTGTGGCATACTATATCGTGGAATATGTATATGGCTATTCACCACTCTGTGCTTTGTACTAATAAAATAATCATTAGTCCAACGTTGAAGTAAGTCACCAATATTAACAACTACTCCACTATTTGCATACGGAACCGGATGCCATTTCTCTTTAAGGTCTTGGACTTCGAGTCCCGGTACATCATTAATTTGCCAAAGTAAAGTAATAGTGCCGTAATCACTATGTTCGCCTATTCTTAATTGTTTATCTTCTAAAGAGCCAGTATACGCTGGATAGTGTATAACTCTTGTGGTATTATACGGTTTTAAATGCGAATTAACTAACACTGAATCTGTCTCTAATATAGTATCAAACTTTTCTAAGATTTGTAATGTAAGTCTATCTGCAATATCAATAGTTTGTAATGCTGTTGCTTTAAATCCGCTTATAGTAGGCCATAACTCATTAGGCATTCTGCTATTATTGTAGTTAAAACTTTCTTTCATATCTTTTGGTGCACTAGGATCTACATTTTCTGCACCCATAACTGAATAACCTAAATTGTTTTCAGCCTGATATTTGTATTTGTTTTTTTGTTCTAAATCTTGTTTAAAAAATTCTTTCATTAAATCAAACCATACATTCATAGTAGTTTGATCTTTATTATTTAAAGTATTAATAAAAACTGCAAAGCCTACAGTTGTGTAAGCTTTGCGTATTTCTTCCAGTAGTGTTTTACTTTTAAAATCAATTACTGGAATCATTTTTAGTTGCCAGGTACTTTAGCGTCAATACCTTCAACATAATACATCATACCATTTAAATGTGCATCATCAGCAATTTCACCGTCTTTCAACTGTAATTTTCCTGTGTTGTCTTTAATAGGTCCTGTGAAAGCAAAGTACTTACCATTAGTAATACCATCTTTAATCTTTTGTGCAAAGGCTTTTACTTCATCTGGCATATTAGTAAATGGCGCCATTTGTACAACATCATCTTTCATATGGCCAAAATAATCACCACTCTTCCAAGTACCGTCCATTACGTCTTGTACTTTTTGAATATAGTATGGAGACCAATTATCAATAGTTGCAGTTAACTGAGCCTTAGGAGCAAACTTGTATTGATTACTTGCTTGACCAAAACCAAGTACGCCTGCTTTTTCTGCAGTCTGTAATGGTGCAGGTGAATCAGTATGTTGTGCAACCATGTCACAACCTTCTGCAATCATAACCTTTGCAGCTTGAGCTTCTTTACCTGGATCGTACCATGTATTAACCCATACGATATCAATATCAACATCTGGATTAACCGACTTAGCACCTAAGTAATACGTGTTAATTTCACGAATAACTTCTGGTATTGGAAATGCACCAACATAACAAATTTTATTTGTTTTAGTCATCATACCAGCAATAACACCTTGTACATGTCTTGCTTGATATAATCTTAATCCATAGCTTGACATATTTTTAGATTGCTTATAACCTGTAGCATGTTCAAATTTTACATTTGGAAATTCTTTTGCTACTTTAAGCATAGGTTCCATATAACCAAAAGATGTTGCAAATATAATATCCGCTCCGCCTTTTGCCATAGCTCTAATTGCTCTTTCTGCATCAGGTCCATATTTTACACTTTCGATAAAGGTTGTTTCAACTTTATCACCAAAATGTTTTTCAATATCTTGTCTTCCAATATCATGTCTATAAGTCCATCCATGATCGCCTGTTGGGCCAACATAGATAAAACCTACTTTTGTTTTATCAGCAAATGCCGAAAAACAAAACAAAAATGCCAGTGTCGCCACTGCCGCGATGGTCTTCATATTCATTATTATCTCCTGTTATCGTACTCTAGAAACAGAGCCGTTTGGTTTTGCTAGGAATGCTTCAAAGGAAACATCCGGGTAGTCTTTTTGTAATGATAAAAACATTTTTAAATTAGACATAGCATCGTCAAATAATCTTATTCTTTTATATATTTTCTGATCTAAGTATTTTTTAAAAATAATCTTTTTATTATCTGCAGCTGGTCCTGAACCTAAGTTGCCAGCTCTTTCAACATAGATTTTATCTATGTCAATTCTTTGATTTCTAAATGTATCTAGGAATGTTTTCTTATTATCAAAGTTAGGTCTTGCTGTTACAATAATAACTTTAGATCCTGCCTTTGTGGCGTTCTTAAGTATTACTCTAACTTTGTTAATCATTCTTGCAATTGGCGTGGACGTCCGCTTAAATACCTCGGCGTTTTTGAATTCGCCGAAGTCGTAATCTTCACCAGGTTTTTTCTTATACGTGTTAAATTCTTGGTTATCCAATTTTTTAACGATTTTGCCATTTTTTACTACATGCACTTTGGCTTTAGTTATAAACATAGTTTCATCTATGTCAAATATAGTTAAACCTTTTCCTGCAGCCTCTTCTAAATATGTTTTAAAATTAATCATTATAGTTATTATACCATAGTTTTTTGCAAAAGTAAAGGATTATTTTACTTTATTTATTATTATTTGTATATATCTTATTAATATGATCTTCGAATTCTTCAACTTTTTGTAGTCTGTTAGGCCAGAGGATATATTCTTTTTCTGGATTTTTCTTTAAATTTGATAACAAAGGCATTATTGCATTATAAAGGTTGTCAAGCGTATCTTGCTTGGATGTTAATAAGTGTTCTTTACCACTAACTTCTTCTTGTGTTTTCTTCACTACATCTAATTCATCTTCAGTTACTGCAGTAAAACCAAAATCAAAGTCTAAGTCAGACATTAAGCTAATGCTCTCATTCTTTTAACTAATCTTCCGGCTCTGTTTGGAACTTGTCTATACCACGCAGAGTCTATCATTTCATCTGCTGCCTTATTCCAATCTTGTGCATCAACGCCAGCTTTCATACCTTTAAACTTTGAAAGTCTAGGTCTTCCCATATTAAACATCATGTTAGCAATGATCAGTTGGACTTCTTCTGGCAAGACATTAAATCCGTAATATAATTGCTCACAATCTGCGAGCACGGTTTGGACGTCTGAGTTGAAGGCTTCAATAACTCTATCTTCTGAGACAGCAGTTCCAATTTCTTGTCCGTGTTCTGGATCAGAATCAATAACCAAATGCCCAATCCCAAAAGTGGCATAACCCAAGTGATCGTTGTAAATTTCATATTTAACTCCTTCATCCAATTCAAGTTCTTTTCTTAACTGTTCTATATTCATATCATATCTCCTATAAATTACTATTTATAATAAAAAAGGCGAGCACAGCCCGCCTAATTTATTTAGATTTTTACAATACTAATATCTTTCGTATTCTTTAGAAGTTTTATCATTTAATTGCATAATGATATGCTTTAAATCTGCATCTCTTCCATAGAAACCAAGTTGTTGAAGTTCTCTTGCTACTTGAGCATTTGCAGCCATTTGTCTACCTACTATGATAGCTCTTAATGTTTTTTTAAATGCGTTAGCAATGAATTCGCACACTTGACATGTGATATTGTAAGTTGTAGTTAAAGTTGTCATTTAATTTTCCTCGTTAATTAATTGTAATTTTACGAGGTCGCTTCTCTTCTGGTAGGACTACCTTTAATTGAACAGATAATATTCCATCCTGAATGTCTGCACCGTCTACTTCCGTATATTCGGACAGTCTAAATGATCTTGAAAACTTTCGAGCACTAATACCTTTATGGACATACGCGTCTTGTTCTCTACGCTTAGGTCTATTACCAGTAATGTTCATAACGTGGTCTTTTACTTCAATATCAATATGATCTTTCTTAAAGCCGGCTACAGCCATCTCAATTTCATATGTCATATTGCTGTGTTTAACAACGTTATATGGTGGATAAGTATCCTTCGCGTGTGAATGGATATTTTCCAGTTGATCAAAAATGTGATCGAAACCCAAGAAAGCGTTTCTCGGGTAAATAAAGTTCTTAGTCATAATTGCCTCCTATTGACTAGCAAGGTTAAACGAGACCCGTTTATCGGCGCCTCTATAATATATATAGTATCTACTTTCTTAATTTAAACCAGTAGATCCAAATTTTTTTTCATAAGCTATATGAAATCTTTCTTCTCTTACCCAGGCTTCTTGATTGTACCATATT